GTGTCTGGGGCTGGTCTGCACAGGTTCACCTGTCAAACAAGATGACATCTCTTTAAGCCGTCATTAGCTTATCACTCTTTTAGTGACTGACAACTCTTTTGGAGTTGGATGTGGTACACACCCGACTAGACGTCTTGATGACGTCACGTGATGTGTATCGTACTTTTACCTTTCCGATTAGGCAGTACGACCTGTGTGTGAGTGCCGACCTTGAAAGATCGGCTAGAGCTCAGATTATGAGATCCAGACTGCTCAATACTTGAGTGCAAGCGTAAACGCTTGCTAATCTAAGAGCGACGTCTGGACTTACGTTTCTTGACGCTTGAACATAGAAATCTATGTCTTTCTATTTCTCTGGCATGGTTATTATCGTTGATCTGGGCGTGTATGTATGATTCCTCGGTTGATATATTTATTCTGATTACACCAAGACAGTCTTTGCGTTACCGTGAAATTGTCTTACTGCATATTTGACTGATGACTGTACTAATTCTGTAGTACGTTCCCTCAACATCCTTGTGACTTCTGCTTGACCGAAATTGTCCGTAGTGAGTCGAGCATGACAGTGGGCGAATACTCGCGATGCTATATCCTCGCTTACATCCTGACTTTCGCTCATAGGTGCGGAACAGGCTAGGAAGAAATGCGGGTTCGAGTAGCTCACCAAACCTGAACCAGCCAACTACGTACTGATAGCGCAATTGAAAATCTCGTTAGGCATTGAATAACGCCTATCCAGAGTGCTGTAAGCACAAGGTGGTATCAAAGGGCCATTGCCACAGCGCATGCTTATTGTGACTAAACTATTAATTTGTGTCACTAAAGTTGGTGTGCTTTGATAATCCGCATCTGTCAGCCAATTCCCATTGACGTACCCTCCTATCTTCCTCGTGCCATAACTGTAACTTCCTTTTAAAGTGTGTGCTATTCGCAGAAATTCTCCGTTACGTCCAAAGTTTTATTTCGAAGGATTCAACTCAATCAGACCTGATTCTTGTATATGGGCTGGATTCAAAGCTGAACTTATCAACACATCGTCTCCTGCGTGGTAAACACTCATCTAACCCAAAAATGGTAGAAGATAAGCTCTGTTTAGTACTGTGTTGATGTAACTTGTTGCTCTGTGGCCCGTTGGCAAGGTACTGGTCCAGTGAACGAATGTTTCATCTCCTATCGTCATGGTTTTGCACGGTGGTAATTCGTCGATGACATCCGGCTTTACTAATAACCACATGTTATCGAAAGACTATATGCACCATTCTAAGACACCGTGAGCCTTTTCATCTAAGTACTATTTTAGACTCGCGAATAATTGTTTCATGGATGTTATGGTGTGCTAACTATTGAAATCCGAAAAGTCGAGCATAGTGGCTCCATTACGAGTGGCTGCGTGTGCTCTTTCTGGAGTCATTCTCGATGGATCCAAAAGTGCGTGGTTATGTATCCAACTCGCTTCTACTTGATGTAAGATGTAATCGAAATAAAGATATGTAACAGTGTCGCACGCGTAAATGTAGCGTGTGTCCTCTAGCTGTTACTTCTCGAATTGCTTAATGAATGTTATAGGCGGTATACTTCTTATGCTGGATATTGACTGCTACATCACGAAGTCTAGTCTCGTGGAAGCCTTTTTAAACATGGGATGATAATGTGAGCCTTTCTTTGTCCATAGAGGTGAAGTTCCTATATGATCTGAAAAGGAGTCTGGTTTCGGTGTGTAACTCATTTCTTCTTTATACACTATTTCTATATTCTATCTGATAGTTTCCGGTGAAAACTTAGCTGCGTGTTCATTATATGCGTCGAGTCGAACTCGATGCTAAATGTCCTCACTTAAAGTTTTCTTGGCAGGTGCTCCCCTGCCGAGTATGGAACTGATTTCTACAAAGTTTCTGGTTACTGGATTGTCAGCTAGACCAGCCATTTTCAACCAGTTAGACATGCTTTTTGCATTCGCGTTGTTCGTGTGCGGCAAAGTTACTAGATTTATTGCTAGACCCAAAGGTACATGCAGTCTTTACAACTATTCCAACAATATGACCAGCATACATGCTTGATCATTGAATAATTTTAAACTGCATAATTGGCCTAAGACCCAATCTGGTAGGACTGTACTCTTAAAAGCATCGCGTGCGTACATGGCTGTTTTGATTGTCGCTGCTCTCTCTCTTTTAATAGGCAGTAACTCTAATTCTTGTTCCTTGTTCATATTTCGGGCAAATGTCCCGATTTTTCTTCGCTTCTGATCATTATATGCAACAACGTCTAATCCGTTGACAATGCAAAAAATAAGCAGGGCGGAAAGTGCATCCTGGTGTGTTGTCTCTGTTTGTAATTGCTGTAAAACATTTCCTCTTAAATACGATCTCAGATGATTCGCTATGTCTTGCGAATTTGCAGTCAATTCTACGATATCTTCTCCAATCCTATAGAAATCATTCTTTGCAAATTGACTGTTTCTAGAATTCTCCAGATATTTTAGTCCTTCGTCTGCTCCCTAAACTTGAGTCATTTTAAATCTATCTATTACTAAGTAGGATTTGGGACTCCTGGCTAATTCCAAAAATTCATCCCATGACTGTATTTCTTCATGTGTGCGTAGGTGTGAATGTCGTATATGGTTGCTCAAATCATAATTGAAGGACTTTTGAGACTAACTATTCTTTTAGCTGAAAGTTGGCTGTGTGGAGATAAAACACTGGATAGTAGATGCGTTTTCTAAGTTGAGATGTAACGCGTTCTTTCGTATCGAAATGTTTGTTGATTGTGTCGACAACACGTCTCTTTGAGTGTCTACTTTTACCTTATACATATCCGATAAAGTTTCGAATTATTAATAAGTTAAGTAAACACCCCTACGTGTCAATGAGCGTCTGTTGTATAACTACCATCTGCATCTATCCGCCCGTTACGGGGGTTTCTATACGCACGACCAGCTATTTCCATCGGACTGGTGACGTTGACTTGGACACATATATTTTTAGGTACGTTACGTTTGGTTTGTATGCTGAAGCCTTG